CAAATCCCATCACGGGAACAACGATGGCATCTGCAAATACATTCTATCCAGTAATCAGTTTGCGTCTTAAGTCATCTGCACTTCAGGCAGTAATGCTATTGAGATCTCTGCAGGCAGTAACGAACGATAACACGAATGTGTATTGGAGACTTTTGGAAAACGCAACTTTGACTGGTGCGAGTTGGACAAACCATCCAGATCCAAACTCCTTTATGCAATATGATACTACAGCAACTGCACTCACTGGAGGAACAACACTCCTCTCAGGATTTACGATTGCTGGTGGTGCTTCTTTAAATGAGATTGATAGATTTGCTGATCTACAACTTGGAAGATCTGGTATTGGTACAATCAGTGATACTTACACTCTTGCTTGTGCATCTCCCAACACCAACAAATCAGCACTTGCGGTACTTAACTGGATTGAACAAAGGTAATTTTTATGTCTGATAATGCATATCTTGGCAACCCAAATTTAAAAAAAGCGAATACCCCAATCGAATTTAATGAAGAACAGATAATCGAGTTCCTCAAATGTAAGAATGATCCAGTTTATTTTGCTAAAAATTATGTAAAGATTGTTACTCTTGATTATGGATTACAACCATTTAAATTATATCCATTTCAAGAAAAACTTGTAAGGAGATTTCATGAAAACAGATTCAATATTTGCAAGATGCCTCGTCAGACAGGCAAATCTACAACTGTAGTATCTTTCCTTTTACATTATGCAATCTTTAATGATAATGTAAACATTGGTATTCTAGCAAACAAAGCAGCAACTGCTAGAGAGCTTTTAGATAGATTACAAACTGCATATGAGAACCTACCCAAATGGATGCAGCAAGGCGTTCTTATTTGGAACAGAGGGTCATTGGAATTGGAAAATGGATCAAAGATCCTTGCGGCATCAACCTCGGCATCTGCAGTCCGTGGTATGTCTTTTAACATCATCTTCTTAGACGAATTTGCATTCGTTCCAAATCATATTGCAGATGACTTCTTCTCGTCCGTATATCCAACTATTTCATCTGGTAAATCTACAAAGGTAATAATCGTTTCAACACCGAAAGGTATGAATCATTTTTATCGCATGTGGCATGACGCTGAACGTGGAAAAAATGAATATGTATTTACGGATGTTCATTGGAGCGAAGTGCCAGGAAGAGATGATGCTTGGAGAGAACAAACAATTAAGAATACCTCAGAGCAGCAGTTCAAGGTTGAGTTTGAATGTGAGTTTTTAGGTTCTGTAGATACTCTAATCAGTCCAAGTAAACTTAGAAATTTAGTATACGATCATCCAAAGACAAGAAACGCTGGTCTTGATGTATATGAAGATCCAGTCGAAGAAAGAGATTACTTAGTAACTGTTGACGTTGCTAGAGGCGTTGGTGGCGACTATTCTGCATTTTTAGTTACTGACATAACCAGTTTTCCACATAAGGTAGTTGCAAAGTATCGAAATAATGAAATTAAACCCATGCTATTTCCAAGTGTCATCCATGAAGTGGCTAGGAACTATAATAATGCTTACGTGTTGTGTGAAGTCAACGACATTGGCGATCAGGTAGCTTCAATTATACAATATGACCTAGAGTACCAAAACTTACTCATGTGCTCTATGAGGGGCAGAGCGGGGCAAATTGTTGGGCAAGGATTTTCTGGAAAGAAGACTCAACTTGGAGTTAAGATGTCCAAGACAGTAAAGAAAGTTGGATGTCTAAACTTAAAGACTATTTTAGAAAGTGATAAAATTGTAATAAATGATTATGAAACAATCAGCGAGTTAACAACCTTTATACAAAAAAATAATTCATTTGAAGCAGAGGATGGTTGTAATGATGACTTGGCAATGTGTCTTGTAATCTATGCCTGGTTAGTTGCACAAGATTACTTTAAAGAGCTAACAGATCAAGACGTTCGTAAGAAGTTATATGAAGAACAAAAGAATCAAATTGAACAAGATATGGCACCTTTTGGTTTTATTTTAGATGGATTAGATAATGGAAATTTTGTTGACGATTCTGGAGATAGATGGTATGCAGATGAATATGGTGACAGATCTTTTATGTGGGAGTACCTATCATGAATCTGGAAGAACAATTTGAATCAGAGCATCTATACTTAACTGAGAGAAAATGTAGATCTTGCGGTAAAGTCAAAGACTTAATAGATGGTTTTTATTTGACAAGGAAGGGAAGAGGCGGTATTGCTTCTGCATATGCATATGAATGCAAATCATGCACTATAAAGAGATTAGTTGTTAGTAGAATGACTACCCGAGTCTTTGATAAGTGGGAATATCCTGACTGGTGACTTGTTCATGTGCTGTTTCCCCAATGTAAAGTGAGTTTTTAATAAATATTTTTAGACTATTCTGAGTACACCAAGGAGTAACAAATGGGCTATTTAAATTTAGCATCTCCAGGTATTCTGGTAAGAGAAGTTGACTTAACCACAGGAAGAGTTGACGCAACCTCTGATAGCATAGGTGCTTTAGTTGCCCCATTTGCAAAGGGTCCTGTAAGTCAGCCAACTTTCATTGAAACTGAGCAAGATTTGCTTGCAGTTTTCGGTAAAGCGTATACCGAAGATAGGCATTATGAGCACTGGATCGCGGCTTCTTCATACCTTGCATATGGCGGTGCAATGCGTATCGTTAGAGCCGATGGCGATTCACTAAAAAATGCTGCTGCAGATAATGACCCAGGAATTGCATTAACCGTTTCCACTATCAAAATCAAAAATGATTTAGATTTTGAAGCTAGTGGTTATTTGGAAAATGGAATTTCAGGAATTTCATTCATCGCACAAACACCAGGAACTTGGGCAAATGATATCAAAGTCTGCGTAGTCGATGGACGAGCAGATCAAATATTCACAGGTATCACCACAACAACCTACGCAACAATCGTAGGTGTTGGAACAACCCAAAGCGTAAGAGCTACACAATCACTTAGAGTTGGTTATGGCGTAAGTCAAGCGGTTCCCGCAAATACTGTTCTTGCTGGTGCTGGTTCTACCACACTACTAGATGGTTATTTCAAAGGAATTATCACTGGCATTAGTACCGCTAAAGGTGGAACAATTGAAGTTAAATTCCACTCACACGTATCTGCGGCTGGAACAGAAACTCAAGTAGATTATACCCCAACTGGTATTTACAGATTTGCTGATTCTGGAACTTTCCATTTCCACACTCAGGATCCAGTAACAATTGGAGTTACAACTTTAACTGATCCAGAAGTTGCTTATGGTACAACTTCATACAGTGGAGAGACCGATTGGTTTGATAATCAATATCTCGGTCTAACCAATAATGATTTCAAGTGGAATCAAATTGCTGATAGACCTGGAACTTCTGCATATGCTGCAGAAAGAAATTCAAGACATGACGAAATCCACATCGTTCTTGTAGATGACAACGGAACAATCACTGGCGTTCCTGGTCAAATTCTAGAGAAGCACTTTGCACTATCCAAGGCAAAGGATGCAACATCTTCCGTTGCAACTCCTTCCTGGTACAGAAAGTATCTCGTAACTGAATCAAACTACATTTTTGCTGGCAACCAACCAACTGGAGTTGTTACAACTGGTTTCCAAGCTAATAAGTTTGAGCAAGCACTTGATACAGATTGGCACCAAGACGCTCAAGATATTATCTTTGGTGGAAGAGGTGCATGGTCAGTTACAATGTCCAAGGGCGTTAATTATGATACTGCAGGAGCAGTTGGTGAATATGCAGCATCTGTTGGAGACATTTATGCTGGTTACGAATTGTTCGAAAATCCAGAGGAAACTGAAATCAACTTCCTCATCATGGGTTCGGCAAACTACAGCAAAGAAGGTGCTGGTGCTATTGCAAACAAACTAATCGAAGTTGCAGAACTTAGAAAAGATGCTGTTGCATTCATTTCACCATACAGAGGTGCTTTCTTAACCGAAGATGCACTAAACCCAATCTCAGAAATTCTTGAGAACATTACTAGTTTCTATGCGCCAATTACTTCATCTTCGTATGCAGTATTTGACTCATCATACAAGTATACGTTTGATAGATTCAATAAGGAATTCAGATGGGTTCCAATGAATGCTGATATTGCTGGTCTATGTGCAAGAGTTGATATTAACAACTTCCCATGGTATTCACCAGCAGGTACTTCTAGAGGTGCAATTCTAAATGCTGTCAAGTTGGCATACAACCCAAACAAGAGAGCAAGAGATGAACTGTACAGCAATAGAATCAACCCAGTTATCTTTAACCCAGGTGGCGGTATCATCCTATTCGGTGATAAGACTGGTTTAGCAAAAGCATCTGCATTTGATAGAATCAACGTTCGTCGCTTGTTTATCTTCCTTGAAAAAGCAATCTCTGCTGCCGCTAGAGATCAACTCTTCGAGTTCAACGATGAAATTACAAGAACTAATTTCGTCAACATCATTGAACCATTCCTCCGTGACGTTCAGGCAAAGAGAGGTATTCAAGACTTCTTAGTTGTTTGCGATGAAACTAACAACACCCCAGATGTTATTGACCGTAATGAATTTATTGCCGACATCTACATTAAGCCTGCAAGATCTATTAACTTCATCGGTCTGACCTTCGTTGCAACGAGAACTGGAATCTCGTTTGAAGAAGTCGTTGGTAGAGTTTAATTAATTAATTCTAAATACAACAAGAGGTCAAAACAATGGCAAGCTTAGGACAAAAAAATTCAATTAGCACAA